AAGGAACTGCTCAAGTCCCCCGCCCACTACCAGGCGTATCTCGCCCGCACCCGCGAGGACTCCAAGGCCCTCCGCGTAGGCACCGCCGTCCACAAGCTGGCCCTTGAGGGCCTCGACGCCTACAACGCCACGCACGCCATCGCCCCGGACGTGGACAAGCGCACGAAGGAAGGCAAGGCCGAGTGGGCCGAGTTCGTCACCGCCAACGAAGGCAAGGCCATCCTGACCGCCGAGGAGGGCGCCCTCGTCGACGCCGTGGCCAACTCCGCTGCGGCCTGTATGAAGCAGAACGGCATCGTCCTGACGAAGACCGAGGTCATGTTCACCGCCTTCCTCGGCGATACCCTGGTCAAGTGCGCCATCGACGGCATCTCCGACGACGGCTACATCTATGATCTGAAGACCTGCGAAGACGCCAGCCCGCACGGCTTCCTTCAGTCGGTCCGCAAATACAAGTACGCCCTTCAGGCTTACTTCTACCGGCACGCCGTCGAGTCAGCCTACAAGTGCCGCGTCCTCGGCTTCCGCTTCATCGCCGTCGAGAAGGAGCCGCCCTACGCCCACGCGGTCTACGAGCTGGGGCCGGAACTGATGACCGGAGCCGCCTTCGACTTCGAGCGCGCGCTGACCCTCTACAAGGATTGCACGGCCTCGGGCAACTGGCCCGGCTACCAGACCGAAATCACCACCATCGACATCGCCGCCAAGCCTAGCGCCGCGACCAACATCAACTTCGCCTAATACCATGACCACCGATAACAACGACCGCCCCCCGCTCACGTCCATCAGCACGAACGGCACCTACAAGCTGAAACTCATCAAGCCCAAGTTCGAGAAGGTCAAACAGTGGGAGGACGGCACCACGTCCTGCCGCCTGTTCTTCGTCGACGACAAAGGCTTCTGCCTGTCGAAGAACTTCTCGAGCAAATACGGCAAGGCCCTCGCCATGCTCGTCGGCAAGTTCTCCGGCAAGTATACCAACGAGATCCGTCTGGACGCGACCCCTGCGGAGTTCCTCGAGTACATCAGCCCCGCCTGCGGCCAGACCATCCTCGTCGGCGTCGAGGTCGAGGCCAACGGTGAGTGGCAGGGCAAGCCTCAGTACAAGTACAAGATGACTTACCCGCGCGGCTCCCAGAAGCCGACCGCTCCCGAAGAGCCGCTGCCCCCCGAAGGCGTTCCCTTCTAACGCTCGTGACCGAAGCACCCACGCCGATGGCCGCCCCGACGCTCGTCCTGATCGCAGGCTACGCCAGGGCGGGCAAGGACACGCTCGCCTCCGGCATCCTCGAGTGGTCTCAGCGGCCCGCCGAGCATATCAACTTCGCCGACGCGCTCAAGGAGGCCGCGAACCACTACATGGATTACCTCGGCCTTGATGGGGACTTCTTCAAGGAAGACTTCAAGGTCGATAACCGCGACTTCCTCGTCCACGCGGGCAAGTTCGCTAGGCGCTTAGATCGGGACGTCTTCGCCCGCCACTTCGCCAACTGGTGCCCGGTCATGAAGCACCACGACCAACCCTCCCCCGAGACGGTGGTGACTTCGGACTGGAGGTATATTAACGAGCTTCGGGTGTCTCAGGATATCCTCTGGGAGAAGGGCTGGAAGGTCCGCACCATCTACGTCGCCACCGCTGGGGTCGGCCCTGCCAACGACGAAGAGCTCGACAGCATCGCCGAGATACGTGCGTCCCACCTGTTCGACCAGGAGTACATCTTCAGGCCGTCCTCGCGTAACGCGATCATGACCGAAGGCCGCAACCTCGCCCGCTCATGGAAACTATGAACCCCGAGACGCTGCGCTGGGCGAACAAGGTCGGCCTGTCCCCCGACCGCGTGGCCTTCCTGCTGGCTTGCCCGAAGTATACCCGCACTGGGCGAAACGATAAGCCTGCCTACATCAAGGCCGAGAACCCTAACCACCACCTGCAGAAGTTAGGCGACTGCTATTGGTTCCGCCTGCGTCGCCGCGGCAAGGACATCGTCGAGAACATCGCCAGCGACCTTGAGACCGCCCGCAAGCGCCGAGATGAGATGCTCGCGGCCTTCGACGCGGGCAAGCCCATCCCTTACATTAACATCCGATGAGCAGCCCCACCCGCTTCGTCGCCTTCGGTGATAACCACGGCGACATGGCTGACGAGAACGCCGTCGAGGCCCTCGTCGAGTTCATCAAGGACTACAAGCCGACCGTCCGCGTGCACCTCGGCGACTGCTTCGACTTCCGATCGCTCCGCCGTGGGGCTGGACAGGATGCCGAAGGCGCCGAGTCCCTCATCTCCGACATCGAGGCCGGTGAAGCCTTCCTTGAGCGCACCAAGCCCACCGTCTACTTGATGGGCAATCACGAGCACCGCGCCCAAGCCCTCCAGCATACCTCCGGCTCCGCCCTGGTGCGTGACTACTGCGCCGACCTCGAGGCCCGGATAAAGACCGCCGCGAAGAGCTGCGGAGCGAAGACCATCCTGCCTTACCATGCCGAGAAGGGCGTATACCGACTAGGTCAGGTCGCCTTTATCCACGGCTACGCCCACGGCCTGAACGCCACCGCCGAGCAGGGTAAGCACTACGCCGACCGCGGAGGCGCTCTGATTCATGGCCACACCCACACGCTCGCCCAGGTTAACTTGACTAAGGCCGAGGGCGGCGCCGCGTTCTCCGCCGGCTGTCTCTGCCAGAAGGACGCCATGGCTTACGCGTCACACCGCCTAGCCACCTCCCGCTGGGGCTCAGGCTTCGCCGCCGGCTGGGTCGACGGCAAGGACTGGAAGGTCTGGCTCGTCCACCGCGTCGGCTCCCGCTGGGTCTGGACCACCGACCTCAAGGTCTTCACCCCGAAGGCCCGATGAAGCGCTTCGATGCCCACGCCCTCGTCGCCGCGATCAACGCCGACGACACACCCGAAGGCTGGCACAAGACCACGGAGGTCGTCCGCCTCCTAGGCTATACGACCCGGGCAGGAGTCTCCCTGCCGCTCGCCCGCATCGTCAAGGCAGGCTACGCCGAACAGAAGACCATCCGCCGAGGCCGCTTCATTTATCGCCTGTCGCCCAGGTTCAAGTCTTGGCCCGCCGCCAAGGCCGCAGCTGAAGCCCTCGACAAGTTCAAGGCCCCCAAGGGATGGGTCACCCTCTCCGAGTATGCCCACAAGCACCGGCGCACCGTCCGCGGCGTGCAATACCGCATCGACGGCATGGCCCTCCCTGTCCGCATCCTCCGTAACCCGCGGAGCGTCCCGTACTACCGCAAGGCCGACCTAGACCGCGTCCTACGCAAAGCATCTTGACCGCGGGCACCCACGCCCCCAAACCCCAACCCTCTCTTCCATGATCCCGCCGAATAACGTCGCCGCGGAACGCCACCTCCTCGGCGTCCTCCTACGCGAAGCCGCCCACCTACCGGGCGACCTCCAGCCTTCCGACTTCTTTGAGCCCGCCCATAAAGACATCGCCGCCGCCATGCTTTCGCTGGCCGTGGACGGCATCGCCCCTGACGAGCTGACAGTATCCCAGCGCCTACGCCAGGTCAATAGCCCGGTCACCGAGGCCACCGTCTCGCTTCTGGTCAGTGACGCAGGCCAAGCGGCCTTCCGCCTTGAGCACGCCGACATGATCGCGGACGCGGCCATCCTCCGCCGTGCCCTCGTCGCCGCCGAACAGGCCACCGACCCCGACACCCTGCTCGACCATTATGCCACCATCGCCGAGACGCGCAAGGGGCGGAAAGCCAAGCACGGCCCGCAGCGCATGGACTTCGACGCGCTTATGTCTTTTAAGCGTAAGGACGACCCGACTTGCGTCCTTGGTTTGAACCGATGGCTCTGCAAAGGTGGCTCCATGCTCATCGTCGGCCAGTCCGGCACGGGCAAGTCGTCCCTGATGATGCAGGCCGCCGTGCTTTGGTGTATGGGCCGTGACTTCTTCGGCATCAAGCCTACTAAGCCTCTTCGTGCTGTAGTGCTTCAGGCTGAGAACGACGCGGGCGACATCTCCGAAGCATTGCAGGATGTAATTGCCGGGGCATACCTAGACAGCGACGAGAAGGCCACCCTACGCGATCACCTCGCCATCTTCCGTGACACCGTTTCCACAGGAACGACCTTTACCGCCGCCCTTCGTAAGCTCATCATCGACCAACGCGCCGACATCGTCTTCATCGACCCGTTGCTTTCCTTTGCGGGCATCGACGTCTCCGACCAGGAGCAGGCGTCCAAGTTCCTGCGCCATGACCTCGCCCCGATCCTGCTTGAGACAGGCGCCGTCCTCGTGGCCATGCACCACACCGGCAAGCCCAAGGCCGCCTCCGACAAGGAAGGCCACACCGTCGCCGACCTAGCCTACGCTGGCATAGGTTCCTCGGAGTTCACCAACTGGTTCCGCGAGGTCGCCGTCCTCTTCCGATGCCAGGGCGAGGAGCCGATCTACAAGTTCGGCCTGACCAAGCGCCGTGGCCGTGCCGGTCTCAAGGACTCAGCAGGTCAGTTTAAGCCCGAGATTAATATTCGCCACTCTTCGGACAAAGAGGTCATCAGGTGGGAGTATGCCCAACCCCAAGCCGAGGTAGTCCAGCAGGATGCTGTTTCCAGCCCCGCAAAGGGGTCTTCTGGGCAGTCTCCTGCCTTCTGAGGGGTAGCACCGCCCTAAACAATCAAAACGCCTTACAAGCCAAGCCAGACCCATGAACCCGACCACCCGACCAGACAACTTGCAAGACAACTCGCAAGACAACATAGTATCAGTAGGGAGTATATACTCCCTACATGATACACGCAGATGCCTTTGCGTCGCTTACGCTCGCTCGGCCCTGCGGTTTTTCTGCAAGCAATTTGACCGCTATGAGTAACCCAAGCCGGCCGAGAAGACGTAAGATGACCCCGGCGCGTCGGAAGCACCTGATCGCGGAGAAGCAGAAGTTCGCCGAGAAATGGCTGACCGATAGACCTGGCATGATCAGGCGCTGCGAAGCCGGAGGCGAGGCCACCGCAGAAAAGGCTAAGACCAGAAGGCAAACCCTTGTGGATTGGCTATCCACTATGCCTCTTCGCATGACCAAGGCTAACCTTGTAAGTGAGTTTAAACTCCGCATGGGAGGGCACACTCACGTCAAGGTCCGTTCACTCATTGAGAAGATGAGGATATATGGGAAAATTAAGTACGATGAGACCACCGGGTTATGGACTAACATGACCAAGGCTTAACCTTTGCCACTTGCCCCGCAGTCAAGATAGTTGACGCTGTGACGCGTGACACGCGCTAGGCTCAACGACCTGACGGCTCCGGCTAAGGAGGCCAAGTCGTTTGACGCTTGGTTCTTTGCGCAGCCGAAGAAGGTCCAGGAGAAGATGCGAGAGAACGGCGTACTGCCTTACGCTGAGATGGCGCAACCTCGGCACGTCTTCAACATCGACGCCAATCATCCTGACTGGGCGTTCAACCCGACGGACATCGGCAGACGCGAGGAGGTCGACGCGTTCATCTCCCGCGATCATGTGGGCGTGATGCTCAAGGGCTTCATGGATGCGCTGGCCTGCACGGATAACTTCGCCTTCCGTCGCCACGTCGAGCTCATCCGCTGGGCGCTGAGTCTGCCCGGCTGTCTGTCCTCTCGCCTGATCGGCAAGATGTATGGACGCTCCCACTTCTGGATGCGTGCCAGGGCGAAGGAAATCCAACGCACGGTGAACTCCGACGCGTGCGGTCTGTTTCCTCATGTGAATGCCAGACGCGGCAAGAATAAGGTGCCAAGCCCCCTGCCCCCTGCCACGCCCAAGCGATGAAAACGGCCCATATACCCCCTCTAAGGAGTCTCCTAGACCCCCCCCTACGTCACGCGTGGCCCGACACCACGAAAGAAAAGTGCATGGTCACTACGAATAATATTGGGGTTGAGCAAACCAGTTCAGAACCATGGCTCTAACCAACTCAGAACTGGGTTTGGCGCTCGGCGTCACCGCGCAACGCATCTCAGTCCTTCGACGCGAAGGTATGCCGACCGACAGCATCGACGCGGCTCGGGCGTGGCGGGAAGCCCGGGCGAACGTGCAGCGGGCCGCGGCACCCAAGGCCGCACCGGCTCAGCTCGATGACGGCTCCCTGGCTGACACGATCAGCGAACATCGGACCTTGGTCAGTCGGGCGCGTGGCGTCTGGCAGGCGGCGATGGAAGGGGGCGACCCTAACCAGGGGAAGTATCAGTCGAGTTATAACGCCTCGCTCAAGACGCTCGTGGCCCTCGAGGAAGAGCAGGAGCGTCGGCTCATCCTCACGAAGGACTTCATCTCCGCAAAGGAGGCCACCGAGGCCATGCGCGACATGACCGC